ATGGCCGTCCTTCGCGGAGAACAAGGCGCAGTCCAATTTGACGCCGCTGGCTCAAGCAATGCCACCATCGTTGGCACTCGCAGCTGGAGCCTTTCAACCACCAAGGAAACTTTGGATGTCTCTAAGCACGGGGACACTTTCCGCAGTTTCGTTGGCAGCATGATCAGCGGATCTGGCACTGTCGAGTTGGTTTATGACCCTGACGCTACCGGCCAAGCTGCTTTCCTCGAAGACGTTTTGACGACTGCAGACCCTGCAGACGCTACGTTTGAGCTGTTTACCACCGGCACATCCACTGGCACAGATTCTGTGAGCTTTGCCGGAATCATCACTGACATGGAAATCACTTCCACTGTTGGTGAGATTGATATCGTCACCTGCAACTTCATCACCAGCGGTACCATCACCGGCAACCTTGAGTGATAAGGCTATAGTTTAAGCGGCAAAAGTGTTGCTTAAATGCCTGCACAAAATCGAACCGTTGATCTGCTGGTTGGGGCGTTTGACCTCAACCAGCGCCGCAAGTTTGAACTGAAGAACGGTGACGGCAAAAAGATTGTCGATCTGTACTTCAAGCCAATCACCCGCGCAGACCGCAAGAAAGCACAACAGCTTGCCGGGACCGAAGAGGCGCTAGACATCAGCACGCAAATGCTGTGTCAGATGGCAGAGCTTGAAGATGGCACTAAAGCCTTTGCCTCTGCAGACGCTGCCAAGCTGCAACGTGGACTTCCTGAGTCTGCATTAAATGAACTTGAGCTATTCCTGTTCGGCGTAGCCGACGAAAGCGAAAGCATCGAAGACGCAAAAAACGACTGAAGCAGGACAGGTGGACTTTCTTTGAGTTCTTCTTGGCCTGCGAATTAG